GCAGTCCAACTCGATGGCGTAAACGTCAGCGACTTGAGCGGGCGTCCCTCAATTTTAAACCCAGTTAGCGCGGCAGGATTGATGTTCAGCGCAACGCCAAAACTATCATTGACCGTTTCACTGGTTCCGTTCTTGGGAACCGCAGTAACTGCGGTTGTTCCTGCTGCCGGAGTACCGAGCTTTACCTCAAACTCAACCGAATACAGGTCTGAAACATCAGCCGCGCCAATGGTCAGCGTTGCAGCCGCACCTGTTGAAATAACACACTCTCCAACTACTCGCATAACCATGTAACACCTCAGTGGGCCGCTGTTTTGGCCTCAACATACGCGCCTAAAATAACTGTCTTGACCGGATCGGAGCCGGACAAACGGAAAACCCTGTCACGGCTCTGACCGAGCCGCGTTGCTGCAATCTGTCCAGACCTGACGCCCATCGCACCCATGGATAGCTCACGCTTCATGCTCCATGTATGCCCGCCATCATCAGACCAGTCGAGATACATTTTCGGCGCTACGCCCTGGCCAGACTCAACGCCGACGCCGCGCTCGATGTTGGCGACAAACTGACGGAACAAAACGCGCTTGCTGTCACTCATGATTCGCTGTCCTGTGCGCTCCCATACGATAGGCTCGCCAAGGTCATCGTATGCCTCCAAATCCAGCACAGCCACCTGATTCCCGGCATTGTCGCCCACCAGATTAAACCCGAAGGCATAGGCGTGACATGATGCACGGTCGCGGCCTCTGTTGTATGTGCTGCGGACGTGCCATGCAAGGTCTGGATCAGCAATGCTGGCGTCGTAAACGAACGTTTTTTCATCAAAAGACAGGCAGTAGAAAACATGCCCGTTTTGTTGATATGCAAGCGCCGTAGCCGACGATAGGTCATAGCCAGCAATCTCCGACTCAATGCCGCGATTGCTAATGATGGCCGGTGTGTACTGGTCGGCACGGTAGACAACGCCACCACCATCCCGGGTGCGGCCCAGCCACATGATGCTGTTGTCGATTTTTACTACACTCATCGGCGCAATGCATCCAGCCTCAAGCATGGCTCCATCACGGCGCGCAAAGGGGAAATCAGACGCGCCGGAGTTATACCAAATCTCTGCGCGTGACTGGCACAGAATCCATAGCTCCTGATGGTCGGAGATAACGGCGGCAATCGGGTCGGCACCGCTTTCGGCTTGCGCGAAATCCAGGCCATCCAGTGACAACGAATCAAGACCGGACGTGATGAAAAACGTGCGCGTATCTGGCTGATGAAAAATGAAGTATCCGTCTTGGTAGGTGACGGTATTTGAGCCAAGGTAGTCGGGGTCGGTGATAGCCGTAAGCGTAGCACCATTCGTCGACCACGCAGGGCCATTATCAACGATGACGACAGCGGATGATCCTGCCGCCATGCTGACCATGTTTCCAGATGACGTGATGCTGCCAATCAGTGTGGACGTGCCGTTGCTTTGCAGTTTGTATACATCATCGCCAGATACGACGATGACAAGCCCCTTCCATGCAATCATGCCGCGAATGGGGCCACTACCTACCGATGCAAATAGGCGCTTACCCGGAACCATGTACAGCGCCGCGTTTGTGTCCTTCTCGGCGCTATCAATCTCAAGGTACAGATTAACCGTCTGCTGTGCTGACTGGTTGACGCTGCGCCGTTTCGACTGGCCGCCGATAAAGGGGATTTTCATACCGTTCCGCCTTTAATGGCGTTGACGTTTGACGCATAGCCGCGACGCATCAGCAGCGGGTCAAAGACGGCCTGAGGGATTTGCAGGTTGGTGCGGCGCACAGTGGCCAGTGCCGCATCAGCAATGGCGATGATCTCACGCGATACCGTCACGCCGTATTCGGGCGCAATCTCACCGGCCAGATTATACCGGATGGCGCGCATCCATTCGGGCGGGTAGGGCATCGTGTCGTTGAGCGCAAGATCGGTAGCGGGCGCGATCTTGTCCAGTACCAACGTGCAGCCGGTACCGGGTGCAGGGTACAGGTGAATAGTGGCCAGCGGATAACCCGGCCTGATGCAGATGAATTCAGGAATAGCGCCGGTTGTGGCCTTGTTTGCAATGTCTTCATATTCGCCCAGCGTGATGACTTGCAACGGATAGTCGATTCCGCCTTGCGTGATATGCGCGGAATAGATGGTTGTCGGTCGCACGGTGTTGATATCACCGGACGCGCCGATAGTGTACGTACCGTCGCCGGAGGTTAGCGCAAACGATGATTGCGGGACAGATGCGGAGGTGTAGCGGGATGCCGCCCACGATGCCAGCATCTGATTCATGGCGGTCAGCGCGTCATCAGCCTCTTCGGCGGACGGCTCATCAGCGGAGGAAATGACGCCGATTAACCGGAGCGCACCCTTAACCACATCACGCGCCGTCGTCATTTGCGGCCTCTCCGTTTCGGTTTCTCAGGTTCGGGCTGTTCAGGCTCGACAGGCTCAGCAATGACGACAGGCTCCGGCTTGATGTACTCAACCCATCCAGCGCGCCGAAACATCGGTATATCTGCCGGTTGCACCATTTGCCAGCCGTGTTGCGGGTGCATCATGTGTAGCATGGCTGCATCCTAAATAAGTGCCATCCGTGGCAGGTGAATCAGTTGCTGGCGATCATGCCGATGGTTTCCAGGCGGGCCTCGACTTGTGCAAGGCGGGCTTGCAGGTTGAGGATGACCGACAGCACGGTATTTCCCTCGTCTTTCGTGACGAAGCCGTAGGCGCTGGAGTTGGTCAAATCCTGAATGGCATAATCAGGAGTTCCGGGCGAAGTGTGCGTGATGCTGGTCAGTTGAGTAGTCAGAGCAGCGCCTTGGGCAACCGGAGTGGTGCCGTAAAAGCCGACGAGGTCGGTAGTAGCGATGCCGATATTCAGACCTTCCGGGCCGTTGTGGCCGACGGAATACGGAGCTTGTGCGGATTGCAGGGCTGTATTAGCCATGGTGTGTACCTCTTAATTCAGTGCTGGATGGGGCCGTTTCCAGCCCCGGAGTCATCAGTTTGTCAGTCTACAAGCCCACTCAGGACGGAGCGCAGCCATGCCGTACAGAATATCGATACGGCAGAGCAACTCATCGTTCCGGATGTCGCCATCAAACCAGACACGCAGCGACAGACCATCCTGAACACGACGCGCACAGTTATGCGCACCACCCATCAGCGGAAGGTCTGCCGTAATGAACTGGAAGGCATCTTTGTGGTACATCAGGTTTTGCAGGTAGGTCGTCGAGGCGTTGCCAACAAACGTCACAACCTGGGCGTTGAACGCGGTTGTGGCCAATTGGGCGCTGGCTGACGATGCGACGTTCTGGCGCGGGCCGGTCAGGTAGATGGTCGGGGATACTGTGATAGCGGCACCGGCAGAGGTAGTGATAACCGTGAACTGTTGCAGGTGGCTGTACGCCTGCTTAGTTTCCGGGTGACAGGCATACACACCAGCGACAGTGAACACGGAGCCGACAGCCGGAGAGGCGATCAGGGTGTGCATGTCGATGGTAGAGCCGCCATCAGTAACGCCAGCTGCGGCATCGGTGGATCCGGTCACGTCGCTGCTGTTGGTGTGAGCATACATGCGCTCGTTTTCGTAGAAATCAGCGCCACCGGTACGGCCAAGCATACCCTCGCGGTACTGCTCCTTGATCTGGCTGGAGTCTTGGAAAAGACCCTTCAGGCCGTTGACCAGCCCTCCAGATGTCACGGAATCCAGCATCACGAACCGATTTCCGTCTTTCGGGGCCAGATTCTGGTTCAGCTTGGCGCGGGCAGCACCAATAGCGGCGAGGTCAGCCGGAGGAGTGCCAGGAGTGCCAACGCTGTTGAAAACGCGCTTGGTGGCGTAATTGATGAAGTCGCCTTCAATGCCGGAGACCAGTGCAGACATGGCCGGAACAAGGTACTTGTCAGAGAAATCACCAATGCTGTCCGGGGTAATCAGGGCCAACTCGGCAGAGTTGAACCGCATGTCAACGTGGTCTTGGGTCGCAACGGTGATGGTTTGGCTCGACTCGGCTTGATCCTGCACGTCCATGACGCGGGAACCCTTGGTGCGGGTGTACATGTTCGGATTGGCAACTCGCAGTTGGTCGCC